TTTCTGCTGATTTTGATAGTAACGTAAATATAGATGGCAGTTTAACTTTAGGCGGAGTCAATCTTGGTACCGCCTTTGTATCTGCATCTGTAAGTAATGATACAATTACTTTTACAGACGCTGCAGGATCAACTTCTTCAGTAAGTATTACGGACGATGGCCTTTCAACAGAGGAAGTTCAAGATATTGCTGGCGGAATGTGGTCAAGCAATACTGAATCTGGTGTAAGTGTTACTTATCAAGATGCGGATGGTACATTAGATATTAATGTTAATGATCCAACTATTACATTGACTGGTGCAGTTACTGGTTCAGCAACCATGACGAATCTAGGTAATGTAAGTATTGCAACAACCGCAACAGCTGATCCTACTCTTACAATTAGTGGTGACGCTAGTGGTTCAGCAACATTTACAAATTTAGGTAATGCTACACTATCGTTGACAATTACCGATGATTCACACAATCACGTAATTTCTAATATTGACAATTTACAATCTTCTTTGGACGGTAAAGCTGCGTTATCAGGAGCAACATTTACAGGCGACGTTACTGCGCCAAACTTTAATACTACTTCAGATGCTGCAGTAAAAGATGATATTATGACAATTGATTCTCCATTGTCTGTACTTTCTGATCTTCGTGGTGTAAATTTTGACTGGAAACAAACTGGTAAAAAATCAATGGGTGTTGTAGCTCAAGAAGTTGAAAATGTGCTACCATATCTTGTTGCCACTGATTCAAATGGTTTGAAATCAGTTAACTATCAAGCGATGGTTGGTCTACTTATTGAATCTGTAAAAGATCTTCAAGAACAAGTAAAAAAACTTTCTAAATAAGGTAATATAATGGCAAATCCAACTACAAGACAGGAATTAGTTGACTACGCTCTTCGTAGATTGGGCGCGCCTGTTATTGAAATTAATGTTGATGACGACCAACTAGAAGATCGTGTAGACGATGCTCTACAGTTTTATCAAGAGTATCATTCAGATGCAACAATGCGTGTTTATCTAAAACACCAAATTACTGCAACTGACGTAACAAATGGTTATATTACATTAAACGATAATATTTTATATGTGAAGCGTGTATTTCCTATCGGCGATTCACAATCAAGTATTAATATGTTTTCTGTAAAATATCAAATGCATCTGAATGATATTTACGATCTTTCTTATATTGGCGACTTAATGTACTATGAAATGGTACAACAATATGTTTCATTGTTAGACATGAAACTAAATGGTAGTGGTGAGTTTGTAAGATTTAATCGTCATATGAATCAATTACATTTAGATGTAAATTGGGAATCAGATATTAAAGAAAATGATTATGTCATTGTTGAATGTATGAGAATTGTAGATCCATCAACTTATTCTGATGTCTATAATGATATGTTCCTTAAGCAATATGTAACTGCTTTAATTAAACAGCAATGGGGTGCTAACCTTATCAAATTTGAAGGTATGCAACTTCCAGGTGGTGTAACATTAAATGGTCGTCAAATGTTTGATGACGCAACTGAAGAGATCAGACAGATCCGAGAGCAAATGCAGCTCAATTATGAAATGCCACCAGACTTTTACGTAGGATAATCCATTGGCTACTAACGTATACTTCTCGCAAAAGGTAAGAACCGAACAGGACCTTTACGAAGATATTGTCATCGAATCCCTTAAAATGTATGGGCAAGATGTGTATTATCTTCCCAGAGAAGTAGTGCAAGAAGATAGCATTCTCAATGAAGATATTGAATCAGTATTTGATGACGCTTACATTATTGAAATGTACATCTCAAATATTGATGGCTTTGAAGGCGATGGTAATTTACTTTCTAAGTTTGGTGTTGAGATTCGAGACCAAGCTAACTTTATCGTTTCAAAGAAACGTTGGAACCAATATATTGGTGTTCAAAACGCAGGGACTAATAGTTTAAGACCGAGTGAAGGTGACTTAATATATCTTCCACTTTCTCAATCTTTGTTTGAGATTCGTTTTGTTGAACACGAATCTCCATTCTATCAATTATCAAATCTTCCAACATATACACTACAATGCGAATTGTTTGAATACTCAGGTGAGCAAATTCAAACTGGTATTTCAGATATTGATACAGTAATGGAAGACATATCACAGCAGCTTGTATTAGTTGTCAATAACTCAAATGGAACAGAATTTGCTATTGGTGAAGATATTCAACAAGAAATTGGCGATACTGACGAATATGTAACAGGCCGAGTAGTTTCTTATGAAACTGTTGATGCTACAACTAAAAAGCTATTTGTAACTGGTTGGGCCACTACTGACGGAAAATACCACTCATTCACTAATAATATTATTGACGGTAATACCTCTGGTGCTCAATGGACAGTTACTGATGTGTATAATATTGATGATCCAATTACAAATAAAGCTTTAAATGATTCTCAATCACGTAACCAAGAATTTGAATTAGAAGCTGAAGGAATTATTGATTTCTCTGAATCCAATCCATTTGGTGAGATCGGAGGTTAACTATGTTATCAGATCATTTTTATCATGCATCAATTAGAAGAACCATTGCAGCATTTGGTACTATCTTTAATGATATTAAAATTATGCGCAAAGGTTCAGATGGTGAAGTAAAAAATATTATGAGGGTTCCATTAGCATATGGACCTAAGCAAAAGTTTCTTGCAAGATTAGAATCACAAGCGTCTCTTACAGATCCAAAAGTGGCAATTAAGTTGCCGAGGATGTCTTTTGAAATTACTTCTTTAGCATACGACGCAGCAAGTAAGTTACCAAAAATGAACCAAATTGTCCGCGGATCTGGTATTACAAGAGACGCAATTTATACTCATGCTCCATATAATATGGGTATTACTTTATCAATTATGGCAAAGAACCAAGATGATGCTTTGCAGGTAATTGAACAAATTATTCCGTATTTTCAACCAGAATATACGATTACAATTAATGAAGTACCAGAGCTCGGGATAAAATCTGATGTACCTATTATATTATCAAGTGTAGGATTAGCTGAAGACTATGAAGGTGATTTCTTGTCTCGTAGGGCTATTGTCTATACATTGGACTTTGAATTAAAAGTAAAATTCTATGGCCCAGTTCAACAGCGAGGTGTTATTACTAAAGCAGAAGTTGATATGATTAATGCTGAAGCAGAAGATCCATTTGGATTCCTTGAGGAATATATTGCAGATGGAACTAACGCAAATGGCGACTTTGATAATGTTATTGAAGGTAAAGATGAAGTTGATGACGGAGAAATTACTCCATGAAGCATGATAAAGACGATGTAGATGACGATTATGATTTTGCTCGAAGTAAATATTATAATCTAGCAGAAAAAGGCGATGAGGCCATAGATCTTATGATGGAATTAGCTCGTGAGTCTGAGCATCCACGCGCCTTTGAAGTATTATCTAATATGATGAAACAAAATGCAGAAATTGCTGATCGTCTAATGGAATTACAAAAGAAAAAGAAAGAAGTTCGCTTAAAAGATTCTAAAGGACTTCCAGGTAAATTGACACAAAATAATGTATATGTAGGTTCTTCAACAGACTTACAAAGAATGCTATTGAAAAAAATGGATGATGCAAATGTCATTGAGTCTGAAGAATAACGAAGCAGGCTATCTTGGTAACCCTAATGTAAAACGTGACGGTGTTGAACAAGAGTGGACTCAAAAAGAAATAAAAGAATACGCAAAATGCATGAGAGATCCTGCATATTTTGCTAGAACTTATTTAAAAGTAATTTCTCTTGATAGAGGATTAGTTTCATTTGATCTATATCCGTATCAAGAAAAAATGTTTAAACATTTCGAAGATAATAGATTCTCTATTGTTTTGGCCTGTAGGCAATCAGGTAAATCTATTTCATCTGTAGCATATCTTTTGTGGTATGCAATATTTAATCCCGAAAAAACAATTGCTGTTTTAGCTAACAAAGGTTCTACTGCACGCGAAATGCTAGCAAGAGTAACCTTAATGTTAGAAAATTTACCATTCTTTTTGCAGCCTGGATGTAAAGCACTTAATAAAGGCTCAATAGAATTTTCTAATAACTCTCGTATTATTGCTGCTGCTACGTCTGGTTCTTCTATTCGTGGTATGTCAGTTAACTTACTATTCCTTGACGAATTTGCATTTGTTGAAAACGATGCTGAGTTCTATACATCAACTTATCCAGTTGTTTCATCTGGGGAAAGTACAAGAGTTATTATTACAAGTACTGCAAATGGTGTTGGTAATGTTTACCATAAAATTTACGAAGGTGCTGTTCAAGAAACAAATGAATATAAACCTTTTAGAGTAGATTGGTGGGACGTTCCAGGAAGAGATGAAGCTTGGAAAGAACAGACTGTTGCTAACACTTCTGAACTTCAATTCCAACAAGAATTTGGAAACACTTTCCACGGAACCGGTAATACACTAATTGCTCCAGAAATACTTCTTGGACTTCAGGCAAAGCCGCCAATTAAGCAAAGCACCGAGGTAAGAATATATAAAGAACCTGAAGAAGTTCACGAATATATGATGTTTGTAGATGTTGCAAAAGGTCGTGGTCAAGACTACTCTACATTTAATATTATAGATATGTCTGTTAGGCCGTTTGAACAAGTAGCTGTTTTCCAAGATAATAAAATTTCGCCATTGTTATTTCCAGACGTTATTTACAAATATGCTAACATGTATAATGAAGCATTTATTGTGATTGAGAGTAATGACCAAGGATCTGTTGTATGTAATGGTTTATATTATGATTTAGAGTATGAAAATATTTTTGTAGAGTCTGCTGTAAAAGCCAATTCAATTGGTGTTACTATGACCCGTAAAATTAAGCGCATTGGTACATCAAATATCAAAGACTTAATTGAGCAAAGAAAACTAATAATAAACGATGCAGAAACCATTTTAGAACTATCAACCTTTGAAGCAAGAGGTAATTCTTATGAAGCTTCAACTGGTAATCATGATGACTTAGTAATGAACTTAGTTCTATTTGGATGGTTTTCAACAAATGCATTTTTCGCAGAGCTTACAGATATTGATATGAAGTCTTTATTATATTCTGAAATAATTAAAGCAATGGAAGAAGAAATTGTTCCGGTTGGATTCTTTGAGGATGGCAGAGAAGATAAGTACGAAAGAGAAGGTGGTATGGTCTGGGAGACCGTAGATACTGGAATTTACTAATCTTATAA